TCTTCACAATCATATTGTGGCTTACTAGGAACTTGTGGAATGTCACTTAAATCTTCCAATCCGTAAGTATCACTATAATACTCTACTAGGTTATCAATCAATGCGGCTAGCATACGCTCATCCAACATCTTTAAACCATCTAAATTAACTCTAATATTTTTATCCATATTACTCTCCTAGTTTTTCCCAAACAAAATCTGACTCTTTCATGTGTGCAACAGGCTTCAGCCAACCATATTTAATACATTCATTAATAATTTCTTTATAGTTTTGTGGACATCCTGAACTAATTTGAAAACCAGCACGTGCTGTCATTGTAAACCCGTCATGTGAGAAATAAAAGTCATTATCCCCACTCTTAAGTGTTTTGATTTTGTATCGAGGTTCGGTTGTATTAAACATTAAATTACCTCAACTGATGTGCTAGTTAAATGAACATATAGTGCTACAAACAGTAGCACATATATAATAATATGTATAATACTACTTTTTCGTTGTTCTTTTTCTAAGACTTTACTTTGTTTCATTTTTTTAGTTCTTCCCACATCATTTTTTTAGCACGTGAGTCTAATTCTGTATTTTGTTGTTTCAACATTAAAGGAGCAAATGTTTCTATAAAGTTTATTATAGCTTCTTTACCTCCATCCCTGAAATGATTATATTCACCTTTTTTACCTACACTAGATTGATAATATGAATCATTATCATTTAGTACAGCCAATATACCGGCATATAACTGTTTATGTAAAATATTACTCATGTAGTGCGCCCTTGTATGGACTATTAAGCCATCGACTATAAGTTTCAGCATTTTCAGATATTTTAATAAGTTCATATTTTCCACAAAACCTCATAAAATGTATACCAACCTGTGATATAGTTTCAGTACGAACACCTATTTTAATTGCATTATCAACTAATTCTTTAATTTCGTTTGGTTGAGCAGTTAAATCAATAAGTGTGCAGTTGCGTTCATAATCATCACGCACACGATGTTCAACACCTTCATGATCAACCCAACGTTGTAACATCATGTTGTTCCAATTAAAACCTTGCTTGGTTCTATCTTCATATGCTTCCATTAAGCCAACTTTATTCTTACTACCTTTACTACGCACACCGGGATATGCACTAAATACATTATCTGTACTATCACCCCTCATACATTTCTCAAATAGAACATATTTAGGATCACCTAACAATTTAGTTTCTTTAGTTTTTTTATCTATAATCGGTCTACCTCTATCATCAAAGTATCCCTCGAGGGTGATGAGTTGATTTGCGACGCCATTGTATTGGAACACTTTATCAGTAATAAGCTGAATATAATCGGTATCAGAACTAATAATATAATGCGTGTCATCTGGATGTAAATGAATAAAACGGGCAATGATATCGTCAGCCTCAGCCCGTTCATGCCTGAGTACGCTAACGTTTGTTTTATCTTTTAGATAGGTTAGGAATTCATCGTACACCCGCCAAAACATTTCTGATTCTTCTTTTTCAGCCTCAGTCAATGCTTGATTAGCAACCGCACGATTTGCCTTATAAGGTTTATAGTAATCCTTCCTCCACGATCTACCTTCAAGGCATACCACGACATGATCAATCCCGTAGCGTTTGACTGCTTGATTGATACTTGCAAGTGTAAGATGAAGGGCCATTCCTATCTTCTCATCTAAATCACTATTGCGTGATGCAACATGCCTCGCCCGGAAAAAAGTATTTGCGGTATCGATTAGAGCGTATTTTTTCATGCTTGTGCGATAAATTTACCGTTTAGTTGTCTTATGTTTGTATTATACACTTGTTTTGAATTATCTGCAACCTTTCCGGTGACTGTCTTAAAATCACATTGGTATTGATCCCAATGTACACCTTTAGGGTTAAAGGCTTGAAAAGTAATTTTCATAGGGTTGCCCTTAAATTTAACATAGTATTCATATGGAACAAGCATATAATATAATAGATCCGTTATAGGATTCCACATACAAATTCGCAAATAACCTATTTTATTTCTTGTAGAGAATGTAGCCTGAAAACAATTAGAAGCATTTCGCCGATTGTTCATTCTTACTACACTAGCAAATTTGCTATCACTACCGTCCTTATGATCCATCCACGCCGCATTTGGTCGCAGTCTATCAAATCCTAAATGTTCGCTACAAACTCTTTCCCAAATAATACCAAGATTCACCTCACCGGCTTTTGCCCGTTGTATCAATTTATTTGTGTCATTCTCGGTATCATTTGGATAAGCATGTTGTAATAATTCAAATATAGTTCTCATTACTAATCCTAATAGAAAAATTCATTATATACGTATATTTAGATTTTGTAAACCTAAATGTTTTCCAAAAACTTATCAGGGTCATCTTTAATGTTTTTAAGAATATTACTAGGACTAAACGGCAAAAATTCTTTTTTTACCCTAAATATATCAGGATAACTAGTTTTGCATCTTGCCTCAATAAAATTAACAATTTGTTTCCCGTCAATTTTCTTCTCAGCATCAAACCATTCTAATTTTTCTGTAAATAAAATAAGTAAGTGTTCACCCCATTCATTTTTTAAGTGGTCTTCAAGAGCCTTAATTTCGGACAATTTGCCATAATACAAATAATCAAAAACCTGTTCTTTGTTAGCTCCGGGGTTGATATATCTTTTTTGCAAATAGTTTTTAATATTTGCACTTTTAGTTATACCAAAACCCCAGATACCATTGTGGCGTAATCTAAGAATATAGAACCAACCACACTTCTCTGGGAGTTTGATTTTAGGCATTGTTTACAGCCTCATGTACATCAACTGGATCTAAATAGTCATAAATGTCTACGCCAGCATAATTGAAGTCATTAGCATCATTAGTAAGTGGGTGAGTTCCACCTAAACATTGATAAATTTTCAATACAATAGCTAAAGCGCAATTTGTTGATTTTAGTTTATGATCCGGGATATTTGGATAAGCTGCCTCATGCCATGCAACGTGTGTATTCTCTGTCTCTTTACGCAATGTTGCCAAATCAGTAAAACATTTTTTGATGATTGCATGAAAGCTATCTAAGAATTCATCCCATTGTGGGCCTGCTGTAGGAATGCTTTTTCTAGTCATACCTTCAAATAAATGACCATACAAACCGAATGCTGCACTATCGAGTTTAGTACCATGCCAATATTTTTTATGTGTTGCAAGAATAAAGGCTAGTGTTTTATGATTCCAATTATAAACTGCGTCAATACGATCCAATGTACCTGCTTTACCTTTTTGCGAATGACTTGCAGATAATGGGATAGCCTCGTATTTTTCACAAATAGACTGACGTTTTTCAGCATCAACATATTCTTTGATTGCAGAACCATGTTGACGAACACCTGCTACTTTGATTCGATGAAAGTCAAATGCAGTCCATTTCTTTTGACCCTTGCCGTTACGATGAAATGCGGCTTCATTTGCAAAAGCAATATCACTATTATTTACAACAAAGAATGGGTATTCAAAATCTTCCCACTTTGTTGAATCAACTCCTTCCCACAATCCATGTTTAGCAAAAAGACCTACTAAGTTAACACCGTGTTGTGTATCAAAATTAGGGTTAGATTTTCCATCAGGGCTTACTGTAACAAAAACTGGACTTAATAGTTCTTCTTTACAGTTCTCCCCGATATCAGCAATGTGTTTGGGAATAACTAAACGTTGTGTTTCTTCTAAGAATGTTACTGAGCCAATTTTTTGTTTCTTGGCCACACCAATTTTTGTTGGGTCAAACTTTTTCTTTTTCTTTTTCAAGTCAGCAAGCATATTTGCAATGACTGGATTTTTCTCAAGTTCAGCCACAGACTCTGCTAAAGTTTTAGGCTTTGAATTTTTAAGTCTTCTTTTATCAAGTGGGTTTTTAATCTTCGTGATATCAATTACCTGTCCTTGTGGCACATCTGTCCAAGGAAAGGATTTTTTAGTTGTCGATAATTTTGACATTTTATTTCCTTTAAAAAATGCAACATACTATACATTGCAATATTTGTATTATACAGGAACTATGGTATTAAATCAACCTAAATGGTAATACGTTTGTTTTAATTTAATGTTGATAAGTTAATTAACTAACTTCTGTTCGCCCATTACCTAAATCACGTGTGTTTACTGCACGTAAATCTCTATTGGTAGGGTCTGCTTGTGATTGTTCATAGACCTCAAGTGCAATGTTTCTGCAAACCTGTTGAAACCAGCGTTCTATGATATCACTATCTTTGTCATCCTCACTCATTTTATAACCTGCTTTTATCAAATTGATAATGAATTTGTCATTCCAATCTAATTCAAAAGCACCGGCGTTTATATCATTAGGATTAATCTCCATGCCTAATATATTAACATATGGCTCACCTGCTAGTGTAGCCTTTTCTTTGGCAGTTAACTCTACTTCAGGCTTTTTCTCTTTTACCTTGCGAGGTTTCTTCTCTTTAGGTACAGCCTTTGCAGGTTCTGGCTTCTTAAATATACTTTTTAATTTATCAAACATAGTGTACTATTTACTGAATACGTAGATACCCTCAAATTTTTCTCTACCTTCATTACGAAAGTTACCAACACCCGGTCTGGTGTTTAATATCATTTTGATTGTCTTTTGAAATTTGAATCCTAGACTCTCAGCGGTCTTTATCCATTTATCAACTACACAGAACTCACCACCTATACCCTTATAGTCAGCAATGTTAGTAGCAAACAATCCATCAATATTCAAGCCGTTATGTATATTACGCATAGTTGGAACTACATAACCATCAAACCATTCATCTAACGTAGTATAACGATTCATACATTGTGTAGGTTCATCACAATATTTTTCTAAGTTAAAGTAAGGCGGACTACTAAATGCTAAGTCGATGTTTTCTGGTTGATATTCTTCACTAACAGTATTGTATAATTCAATATTAGTATTACATAATTTGGCTAGATAATTAAGATATTTGAATGTCTCTGTATTTGGATCGATACCAATATAAGTATAACGCATATTACTAAGACTAGTACCTAACATACGACCGCCGTAGCCTGCACTATAATCATACACACGACCAAACATAGCGGGACATAGATATTCTGTAATGGCTCTTGCATGTTGTGACTTAAAGTTTTGTATGTTCTCACCTGTCACTAATTCTAATGCTCTACGTATTGCAGTTGGGTATACTAGTTTATCACCGGATCTATGTTCAAAGCAAATACGAATAGCCCTATCTAGTTTGGTATCATTTAAGAATCTATCACGTAAACTATTACCTGTACGACCTTTTGGTAATGCAGTTAACATATTAGGAAACAAAAAACGATTGATTGTTTGTCCACTATTGTTACCCAATGATAATACATTGTTTTCTATACCATTATAATGTTTATCTCTTAGTTCTATAATCTCATTATATAAACCTTGTTCGGTATAGTAATACATCGGAACAAGATTGACGCTACGATATAGTTCTAATATTTGTTTACGTATACCTTCTGGATCTTTGGCATAAACCTCTTCTGTAAACTTATCAAACTCAGAATATAGGCTTTCATAACCAGTGAATTTTTCACCGTTTATATGTTCAGGCTTAATACCCCAAATTTGATATAGTTCATCAATCACTTACAGTATTTTTCATAAAAGTCAATACTAGCCAAGTTCTTAGCCTTGCTCTCACACATGATATCAAAGTTTTCATTGAAACTAGCCGCCCACTCGTTAACTGCATGATTCCAGTAGTAGTCACTGTGGGCACGTAGTTTTTGTTTATTATGACCCTCAGTCAATAGTTGTGCATGATCGGGTCTAGTCTTTGCATCATGTCCGACTAAGATGTCCTCACGACTAACACTATAGTGTAGAGTAGGACGTTGACCTCGCCAACTAGCAATAACACGACGGACATTATCATCCATGGGATCGATGTAAACTCCCTCCTTTATCCAATTATGATGTATGTCTAAAACAATAGGAACCAAATCGGAAAGTTGCAAACAAGTATCCAACCCATGACTCATCTCCTCGTTCTCTATAGTAAGACAATTACGTGCCTCGTCTGATAATTTTTTATATGCTTTACGAATACCATCAGGACCTTGACGACCACTGATATGAACATTGATTTTCATATCCTGAAATTTACGACCATAGCCCATCCAACGTGCCATATCACAATGATATTCAAATTCACGTATACTATTAGTTACTACTTCTTCACGGTCACTGGCGAGAACGACAAACTGATCGGGGTGAAAACTAACACGAATATCATTAGCACGTGCAGTCTCACCTAATGGTGCAAACCACTTTGCAAGTAAGTCTTGTACTTCATTTGATTTCCAGAAGTAAAGATAGTCAGGATGTGTATAGAAACTAAGCATATCACTGGTTAGTCGTAACATACGTAGTTCAGGTGGCAATGTAGCCACTTTCTTAATTAGTGCATGGGTATTAAGAATATTTTTTTTAGCAACATCAATGATTTTTTCTTCAACCATTTGTTTGTTATTGCGTCTTGCCCATGCCATTGTAGTGCCACCGGTGTTAAGACCCTCAGCACTAACAATCTCACCTTTTTTATTAATCTCTGCCCATTTGCAAGCAAAGCCTACACGTTTAATCATAAAGTATTACCAAGATAGTTAGTCATAAGATAGTGTAACATAACCTTGATTAATTGTCAATCTTCAACAAGTCCTTAAGTTTATATAGATTTTTCATATATGGGCTAACATCTTGTAATACGCTACAGGCAATATCACCTTTCCTTCTTGGACCATATGTAATAGTTATATCACACTCATTTACCAATTCAAAAAGTGTTACCATTTCTTTTACTGAATAACCTACTCCATGACCCAAACATTCAATCTTACCGCTTGGTGTTTCTATTGCACTACGTAATGCGTCACATATTTCCATAACGTGAACATAGTCACGTATACACGTTCCATCATGACTTTCAGCATAGTCTTCTCCGTATATTGTAAATTGTTTAGTTTCTATCGCCTTCATTAGATTAAAAAATAATCCATCAGGGTTTGTTGGTTTGAATCCATCACTACCTATCACATTATAAAATCTAAACATAGTAAATGGAATATTATTTACTGTACAATATTGTTTTACACAATCCTCTGCCGCACGTTTACTAATGCCATATGCACTCTCACATTTCTCGGCTGCACCTGTACTAGCAAATATAAAATTATTTGTTTTAAGTGTTGTAAGAACATTAAGTGTACCTGCTAGATTTGTGTTATAGTAAGATATAGGATCTATTTCGCTCTCACCCACGTTTACTAATGCAGCCAAATGTATGATAGCGTCAAATTCAACATCTATGTTTTCACTAAGATATCTAATGTCGGCTGACAAATGACTTAATACGTCAATCTGAGGATCATTTATATCAAGACCATATACTTGATATTCATTCTTTAGTAGTTTAGTAAGATGTGATCCTATGTAGCCACTGTTGCCTGTTATTAATACTTTTTTCATTCAAAACTAAACAGATTTTCGCCTGTTTCCTCTTCTATTGGTTTAAATGTAGGAACTTTTGACAAATATGTATTATCATCAGTATACACTACGTGTAGGAATTTGTGTCTATTGCTTAACACACTTTCAAAATCCTCACGTGCTAAATGGGTTCTTTTTAAATCTTTGATATAATCTTTATAACATATGGTTTCATATGTATTAATCTTAGCAGAATTTGTATTACTCTTTTTAGAAACAAAATCATCTAAAAATTTAATCCAACTCTCCGCTACTAGTTCATCAAGTTGTCTAATATATGCTAATCCACCAACATGTACAGGTTGATCGTACAATTCATTCAACAATTTTGGAACTTCGTCTTGTTTACATTTGTGAAAGAAACTTATATTGAAGTTATCTGACCAATCTTGTATATCTAATACAACACAAGGCATATGACCCAAACATTCTAAGAATGCAAATGGATAGTTTTCACGTAAACTTGGCATAAAGAAAACTTTACAACTTTTAATAAAGTCTACTTTTTCTTGTCCAGTTATTCCTTCTTTGATTTCGTAATCAGTAATTTTTGCTTCTTCAAATGCCTTCTCAAATTTCTTTGCACCGTTACTATTAGTCATAACTTTGCATGGAAGTTTTGACTCCTTCATTGCCTTAATATAAGACTCAGGATTTTTACCTTCTTCCCAACGACCAATAAATAATACGCCTTTACGATTACTATTAGTATTGGGTTCTAGTAGACCACGCTCACTCATTGGCATAGGCAACTTAACACAATTAGTAGCACCATATTTTGTCAACTCATCGATATTCTTTTGACTTTGTGTACCAATAATGATATCATTAAACTCCATATGCTTGTTGAAGAAATTGTGATAACTACTTAAAAATACATCACTACCTTGACTTTCACGGAAAATCATACTATGTAAATGAGTATAGAATACTACAGGAATATATGAATTGACAGTCATTGCATATGCCGCGGTCATCGCCTCTTGTGTATTACAAACAATCATATCATAGATGTTTGTTTCAAATGCCTTTAGTATTGCAATACGAAAGTTTATAATCTTTTCAAAATTGATAGTATCACTAAATGCGAATGTGGCGGTATGGTCACTATAACGCAATGGTTTATTTGGATAAATTATATTTGCACCCAATTTTTTAATCAACTTGCTAAAGTCATTGGTAGGTTCTTTGTCTAAGATAATATCTACTTTCCAGCCAATACGGCTGCACATCTCTGTAAAGCCTTTAGCAAAACTACCGATACCACCGTGAGGAATAAAGTGTTGGTCGCTAATCATAAACGCAATACGTCTATTATATGTTTTCACATTGATCCTTTAATTCTTTCAAACAAATATTCTTCTTTGCACATCCACATATCTTCTTGGTCAAGATGATGATATTTACTACGACCCCTGTATGCATATATTAACCATAATGATTTATCTGTATTCATGCATCGTTTAGGTAACCAAGAAAATTTCAATTCCCATCTACGACTCATTCGTTCATATTCATCTAGTGATATTACTGCGTCCATTATCCCCATCAAGTTCCCCATTCGTTTTTAAAGAGTGGCACTTGTAATCTATCACTGTACCGCCAGCCTTTTCGCATTGCCATTTCTGCCACTGCACGATTGTTAAGGGAATACACCCGCTCAACACCACCAACAGGCATAAGATAAACAGGACCCGTAAACCCATGTTTACGATATTCATCCACTGCCTTTTCTGCATCTCGTAAGTCTTCTTCTGATGCCACCACGAACTTAAGGTATACAAAGCCCACATTTTGGTATTGATATATAACACTAGGCAATATTGCTTCATCCCAACTCTCCCCGCTTACAGTTAATTTAGGACTAACACTAAATGTCAGTGCATTTTTTTCTCTATTACGCTTCCACTCTTGTAAATATTCTACTAACTCTGGTATTAATTTTTGAGTACCGTTAGTTTCAAAAGTCAATTCTTTGAGTGATTTCATCTTATCATTTTGTAATAAATCTATAAATGATTTTTGCCATCCAAGAAGAGGTTCACCGCCTGTAATAACAAGATGTTCATCTATCCAACGCTCATGGGGGAGTATATCCACAATGCCGTCAACAATAGCATCAGTGGAGATAACAGCACTAAGATGCTTGAACCTAGGATCCCAACTAGCATACGAATCGCATCCTGTACTAAC